TTAAAACTCATTTGTTATCACCTCTTCCGTTTCATACCAATTGTCTATGTCATCTTCTTTTGATACATAAACCTTTTTGCCATACACCTCTCCATTTGTAATGCAATATCCTTCTTCCGCCTCAAGATATGTGAAATCTCTTTTTTCTTCAATTATCATATTACCACACTCCATCCCTTTACTACCGCAGTATCTATATCACTTTCTGTAAGTTCTCCTGCGCCTCGCGCACCTGTTATTGTTATGGTTTTTGCTTTATCCGTATATTCCAGTGAATCAAACATTTTGCAAAGTGCATCTCTTGCCAAATCAGTGTATGTCACCGAGATTGAGGTTGGGGAATTTCCGTTTGAACTTTTAAAAATCATTGAATGTAAGGCATAATCTGAATCAGCTTTAAATGCACCCCTCATTGAACTTGTATCAATTTCAAGTTTCTTTAGATTATAACAGTTTGAAATTGTAATATCCGTTGTCACCGAAGACGTATCCAGTCCTATAATTTCTTCCAGGCTGCTATTGTTGGAAAAAGTATTTCCTAACATATTTGTAACGTTACTACAACCCGAAATTTTTATTGTTCGCATATTACATGCATTGAATGCACAATACAAAGACAAACCCTCTTCAAACAATATTTCCGGAACATAAATTAAATTACGGCAATTTCTGCCATACATAGTATATGCAGAGCTATTATTGCTTTTATTAACCTCATATTCCAATATCATTTTTAATGACGTTAATTTTGCCACTGCAATCTTTTTCAGGTGGTTAATGCCACCCACGATTTTTAAAAAGCTTAAGTACTGTAAATTGTTTCTGTATTCCTGTTCTGAATTACTTATATCCAATTCTGTTGCATCAGGCACGTTACACCACATTTCAACTATATGCCAACATTTATAACTAACATCTGTATAATCACTATGCGCAGATATAGAAAATCTTTTAATCGAAGGTGATGAAACTTTAATCATACACTGCCTTCCTCCATCAGGCATATCATCCCCAAAATCTTCGAATTTAAGGTTGTTTTCGTAGGTAGTGCCCGCAGAACACAACGCTTTTTTTTCATTGTCAGTAATAAATTTCCCGTTTTTAATCGTTCCCAATTCCACACAGTAGTCTTCGCCTGACACGGAAAATGCTATCGGACTTTCTTCTTTGTAAATATGCATCAGCATATAAATCTCATTTTCCCCCGGTTCAATCATAGGAAGCCAGCTTTCATCTCTCAGTGTAGCATAAAGAGCTTCTTTAGAATATGCATCTACACCTTTAATGCTGTAACTTTCTCCTGTGGCTCTGTTTTCTATTTTTGTACCGTTTACATAGCTTTTTCCGGTTGCCGGATTTTTCAGTGTTTCTCCATCAAAAACCAGCCCTGTCGCTCCGGTTATTTTAGCCATATTATACCCCCTTTACTTGTATAGTGCATTGTAATATGCCGTGGCCTTTGCCTTTGAAATATTGAGTTCATTTTGTATTTTTCTTATTTCTATATCTTCTTTATGATTAATTTCACTCATTTCTTTGGCTTCTTCATGGTCAACCTTACTTTCCTTTATTCTGTTTTGGCTTTTTTGTTCTTCAAGCAATCTGCTGTTTTCAAGGTCTCTTTCAGATTTAAGTTTCGCCTGTTCCGCATCAAAATCTCTGTCTTTTTCTTTTTCCACAGCATCAAATATTTTGCTACCTTCAGGAACATTCAAAATTTCAGCATCTTCTTTCGTTACATATCCCAGAAGTTCTGCCCTTTCAAGTGCCGCTTTTATTTCATTCTGATTTTTCTGAATTTTATTTTTTTCTCGTTCTGTTTCAAATTGCATATTTGTTTTTTCCTGCTCTTGCTTTATCTGTGATGCATTTTTTTCTTTTTCCCATTCCAATTTTTTGTTTACATCTTCTGATTCTGTATTATTCTTTCGCTGCTTTTCAGAAAACTCCAATGCTTTATGATAATCGTCTGCATTTTGCTGATAGGCTTTCATTCTGTTTTCATCCATTTTTAAAAGTGTTTGAACAGCATCTTTTTTATCTTTCCTCTCATCTTTATACTTTTCATAATGAAGCTTCGCATATTCCGGCATAAGCTTTTCAGCTCCCTGCGCCGCATAGTAAGATGCAAGCGAATCTGACACAAGCCCTCTGCTTCCCATATCTGCCTTTGCACTGTTCATAAAACTTTTGTATGCCATTTGATAATTTCTATCATCTGAAGGGTCATATCCTTCATACTCATCCTTCAATAGCTCGTCAATTATCTTCTTTTCGTAATTTTCGAATTTATTTTCATACTTGTCCGCCTCAACATTTTTCATAAAATCATTTTTCCCAAAAATTTCATCACCAACTCTTATAAAATTAACCCCGTCAACATTATAGTCTCTTCCGTTAATATTCACCTGACCTGTAAGGTTGTTGTATCCAACCGTATTGTTTTTTCCGAGCGAATTTCTTACAGCCGAATATCCGTTAACGTAGCTTATATTGTTTTTCTTAAGTGCGTCAAGAATATCGCTTTCGCTCTCTGCATAATACCTGCCGTCATCTTTCAAAGTAAATCTGTCAGAGCTTATGCTTTTCATTTTTCCGTTTTCACTGTCCACAAGAACATCTCCTGTATTTTTATCGTACCCTACTTTGTGTCCAAGTTTTTCAAGATATTCTCTAACTCCAACTCCCATTTTTTATCTCCTTTCACTATCTGAATTTGACAGGATATTCCACTCCATCAATCAAAACATACGCACCTCCCGGCGATGATGTAATGAAATAATTACCGCCATAGTCATACACCCCATTAAGAGTGGTAAGTGTTATCCTGTCCGCCACTATATTAAGTTCAGCAACCCCTTTTTCGTCTTTTTTCGCCTCAATTCTTACTTTTTTTCTGTCATCCGTATCATCGTCATAAAACTGAATGGTTTTAACCCCTGCATTTACATCATCTTTTCCGAGAAAAACCGAATTGCCTATTTCGGCATTGTTTTTAGTTTTAATATCTCCGCTGAACACCGCATTCCCGTCCGATGAAAGTGACAGGCTATCTTCTCCTAAAGCATTCATCAAAGTAAATGTAAAGTTTCCGCTGTCATCTGCCCCCATTATAAGCCTTTTTTTTCCTTTGGCATCATTCATTATAATTTTTGCTCCGTCAATTTCGGTTAGTCCGTCACCTGACGAAATTTTTGTTTTTTTCGTTTCTAGTGAGGTTACATTTTTTGAATCTATATTAGAAAACATTACATTTAAAGATTTGTAAAGCCTTATTAATGTATCTGCCACATCCTCGCCACCTGATATATTGTCGAGTAAAAAATCTGCCATATTCTCCTCCCTTTATATGTAACTTATATTCTTGTTTCGGTAAATCATCCCGATAGCAATTATCCTGCTTTTGCAAACGCCCCTTAAAATTATTTGAAATGTGTTACATCTCCCGAGATAGACAGGATGCAAATCAATATAAAACCGACGTTTGCCGCCTTTTGAATCATTTTTTAAAATAACTTCATTTGCACACTCTTCGCCTTTGTCATTTGTTATGCTTATATTAATCTCCCCGTCTGTTTCAGCTTCAACATATATTCTTCTGAGACCTTTTTTTCTGAAAACACCGCTTCCGAATATTTTACTTTTCCATTCCCAGTGAAACTGTTCTTCTCCTTCTGTAAACAGTTTTATGACCCTTCCGTCAGACGCCGAAGCATACATATCATCACCTAACATACAGTACATATTGAACTCTTCTTCGTCTTCTGTCACCCATATTCCGGTTTCTACATTTAATACACATGTTATACACCCACCGTCTTTTTGCGGCAGTGTCAGTATGTATCTTTTTCCGTCATAACCCGCACAGGCTTTGTCAATTTTTTCAAAGTCAATGTTGTCAACGTATTTTTGTATAGGTTGTGAAATAATTTTTGGAATAGTGCCACCCCCGTAGCTGCAAACTCCTTCACTTGAAAGCCATAAAAGTCTGCCACAATCGCATATTGTTTTTTCAGAAATACATCCTATAGATTCTGAAACCATTATCATAGTGTAACTTTCCGGACTATTTCCGTAAATTTCACCAAATGAGTGCGGTTTAAAGCATACAAGATGTCCTCCAAAGGATTTTATTGCCGATATATTTTCACAGTTTTGAGTAATTACGCTTTGCTCCAGCCCGTCATCAATTTTAAACCAGACTGTTCTGTCCATAATACCACCAAGATATACTTTGTCATCTCCGGAAAAAGCCACAGCAAGTCTTCCGTTTATCGTGTCAATCATGTCACTTACCGGCATATTTCTTTCTGTTTTCACAGTAATATCTCCATCTTCAAACCACGCTGCATATGATATCGATTTTTCCTTATCGTTGCTGTTTTCTGCACCGCATACCAGTATAGTTGCATTTATAAAGTAAATCATATCATATCTCTTTGTCGGGCTTTCTGAAACTTTACATATTTCTTTCCACCCATTATCATAGTATTTCCACACACAGTTTTCTTCTGTTTTTTCCACTATGCTAAGGTATTTTCCTTCAAAGGCACCGAGAAACAAAACTTCACCTTCAAATTTTGTAAATAGCTCTCTTCCTTCTCTGGTTTTCAGCTCCGGATAAGCATCTGCGGAGATGTTTTTCATAAACGGTGAATAACCTTCAGGGCAGTTTTCTTCGCCAAAAGCCGTATGCAATCCTTTAAACTGCGATATAATACTTTCCCTTTTTGCGCCTAACTTTCTTACTCTTCTTCTCACCATATCACCTCTTATCTGTACATCTGTTTTTCTGCATACTCTTTCAGCGTAACACTCATTACTCCCTTGTATCCGCAATGCGGACATGTGGCAATTTTTTCTTTTGAATAACCAATATCCCTCAGCGCCACCCTTTCGCACTTCGGACATACGGGATTGTCCCGAAGCTTCTCAACATCAATTTTGTTTATAAACTCGTGCATTTTTATTCTTTTGTACACGTTGCGAGGTAAATAAATTGATTTTTTCATTAATTTCTCCTCCTGATACTTTTATTTTTTTCCTTCATATCTTCCATTTCCGTTTTAGTAAAGAAACCTTTTCTTTCTTCCCTTATTTGAGGAGTACATGGCCTTGACATAAGTCCGTATCTGAGACTTTCAGGAGAGTGAGTTATCTCGTGCGGTCTGTCAGCTGCATCTCCGTATACCTTCTCATCAAACGTAAGTGCCGGAAGACATTTGATAAGATTTGTACAGGTTGAAAATATCTTTATTTTCTCTTCGCCCCTTAAATACTCTCTTACCGCACGCCAACCCGGAATTCTTCTGTTATCCGCTTTGTAAAGTCCGTACAGACCGGCTTTTGCCATAATTTCTATCCCTGAAAAACCGGTATCCTGCCTTCTGTTCCATAAATCCGGTGACGCTACTATGTATGAAATGTTGTCACCTTCACACATTTTTTTAATTTCCGTTGCTGCTTCCGACAGTGTCAGCCCTTCTTTGCATAATTCTCTGTATATAAAAACTTCCCCTGTTTCCGATACTGCATATAAATGACATGCGGTCATATCAAGTCCGTAATCAAGCGAAGCAAATCTTTTATAATATGATGGAATTTCGAATGGTTCTATAACGTGTTTATCTCTGGAAAATTCAGTAAAAAATTGTCCTTCGAATATATCCCAGTCACCGTATAGCAGCGCTTTTCTTTCATTTTCCGGCAGACTTTTAAGCCTTTTTATATATTCCGGATCACTCTCCATAAGAAACGCATTGTCTTGTACTTTTGCAGGAATAAAAATACGTGTTCTTCCGCCTTCTTCGATAATCTCACCGGGTGGAGCCGGGTCAATGAAACGTTCTTTGACCCAGCCGTGTCCGATATTTCCCGGATTTGTTGAAGATTTAATTTGTTTAGGATATGAATTTACACCTCTTATTCTGCTTTGCATATATGTATACTGATATTCAGAGAAATGTGTCAGTTCATCAAAGCGGATAATGTCATATTCAGCGGATTGATACATAGCTGTTGCACTGTCATTTGACAAATAACCGAACTCTATTTGCGACCCGTTGTAAAAGGTCATCGTATGCTTTGAACTGTTATACTTGTAACATTGCACCGGTATTATTTCAAGTGCAATCAATATAAGCGAACGCTCAAGCTCGGGAAAGGAAGTTCTGAGTATCAGCTGTTTTATTTTCGGGTACTTAATGGCAGACAAAAATGCATCAACTATCTGTCCGAAACTTTTACCGCCTCCTGCTGCACCACCGTATAAAACCTCGTCACAATCGGCATTTATAAACTTCTGCTGTTTTTTTGTAATCTGTAAATTAATCTCCATAAATCTCCGGTCCTGCAAAAGTGAATTATTCTAAACCTTTAGAGCCGACAAGACCTCTCCAGTCAACATAACCGCAGTCAAATCTGCAATAACCGTAAAAGCGGTAATCCATTTTGTTGTCAATTTTTTCACTGTCAAAAATAGGTTTTTCTCTCCAAAGGAACATAAGGTTGTCCATCGAAGAATCCTGAACATACCACACTTTATTTTCCTCGTCATCCGCAAGATAATCCCACACAAGAACTTCCATTGCCGGGAGAGTATTAATATCATTGTTAGCTGTTCCCGCCTGAAGTGTGGAGCCTACAAGTGCTCTGGCTGTAAATTCCCAGTCAGGATGTACCACAAGTCTGTCAGCGTGTGCCGCAACTAAAACGCCTGCTTCATCCTGCTGAAGTCTCATTTTTGTAAGCGCCTCTTTAAGATTTGCATCATTCAAACCGCCACTTATCATATTACTGCACACATCACCTGAATTTATAAGTGGATGTGAGTCGGAGAAAAGTGACACTCCGTCATATCCTTCATTGTCAAAACCTGATATTATAACATTTGCCGCGTGGCTTTCTTCCGTTGCCGCAAGACCTCTTGCAAGTTTCTGCGCACTGCCGCCCTTACCGGCGCCTTTGAATACATTGTACTGGTCGTCCTGACAAAGTTCCCATGTCACCTCATAAGATTTATCAAATCGCTTCGCAGTAAATGTAGCAACATCACCCTGAGAAATTGAATCAAGATTAAAGTCACTGCCTTCAGTGTTTTCGCTCCATTTACCAAATGCTCCAAGATGAGGATATGTAGCTTCTTTTGCCTCCATAGTATCAATTTTAAAAGTTTTGTCGTACTGTTTCTTCTTTTCCTCGTAGCTGTCAAAGAAAATCTTTTTGTGTACCGGTGTTAAAAGCTGACCGAAATCGCTTCTTGTAAGTTTACTCATTATTCATTACCTCTTTTCTTATATTTTAAATAGTCTGCAAGGCTCATGCCTGCTTTTTTTGCCGCCCAGTGTTCATTTTTTGATAAAACACCTTCTTCAAATTCATCTGCCTGGTTTCCACTTTGTGATAAGGCTGAAATTTTTGCTTTTTTCATTTTCTCTTCATCCAGAACTTCTTTGTATTTCTTTTCCCCGAATAGTGCCGAATATGCCTGTTCCGGTGTCAGATTATGCTCTTTTGCAAATTGTTCAACCTGATCCTGTACTTTGGAAAAATCGCTGTAAAAAGGATTTTCTTTCATCCCCTCACCTCCTTTCGCTTTACTTAGTTCACCCTTCAGGCGCTCAATTTCTTCGCGATATCTCATAATCATTTCTATCACTTCTTTTTTTGCGCCCATACCTTCGTTTTTTGTGTTCATAACGTCCTCCTTAAAATTTATTTCCCACCATCCCACCCTTATATTAATTAATTATTTCTTCTGTTATTTCGGGTGTAAAAGGCAGAGAAAGCTGTGTGCATATAAATTTTCTCGCCTCTGCGGCTGTAATAAGCTTTTCTCTGTATAGCTCCACTATTATCTGATACACTGATGCACGATTTTTAGGCATACCTGCACCAACTGTTACATTTACATCGAAATTGTCGCAGTTTATTTCCGATGGATTACACCATATAAACTCGCTGTCACTGTCACAGATTTTAAATGCCATTTCTTTTGTCCAGAACTGTTTTGCCAGCATCAGACAGTATGCAAATATTTCTGATAATGTTTCCTGAAGAAGAAGTTTTTTATGGTTCATCGCCGTATTTCCCGACTGACTTATAGCAAGTGCCTCCGTTGCAGTTTTAACCCCTATCTGCTTTCCTCCGCTCATCTGGTCGGAAAATCTTGTTACTTTCTGCACTTCATACTGCAAAGCCGTATTCCTTCTGTTTTCTATGTATGCCGGAAGTGGCGGTGCATCAAGATTTTTAACACTGTTCACATGATTTACGGGAATATTAAGTCCTGCCTCATTCGTAAGGGCATCAAGGTCTATTCCACTTCCCGTTTCAATAAGCCTTTGCGGATTACCTGTAAGCCTTGCGTTTATTCTTATCTGATCATCAAGATCATTTACTATGTCCTGCAGTGGCATTAATAATTCAACATCGCCTTTTCCCCATATACTGTTTTCCCTGTAATAAAGAGGTGTAAAAAAGTAGGGATATTTGCAGGTGTTGTAAAATCCTTCTCCGCTGTCTGATAAAATTACACCACATCCTGACATTTCAACAAGTCTTAGCTTACCACCACTTTTGGTCCATACAAGTAAATGTACATACCAGTCATTTTCTCCGTCCCCCATAAATTCATCCTCCGCACTGTCATAAGCCGGATCAAAATTAGGTTTTATTTTTGACGCCACCGAAACTCCGTAAGTTTCCTGTGCCCAGTATATTGACTTTTTAATTCTTTCAATTACAAATTTTGCATCGTCAATTTTATATGGGTCACATATACACGGGTCTACATATACTGAAGAATTTAGCACTGTGTCTATTGTCGGCAATCCAACGCCGCCAAGTGCACAAGGATCAAATGTCACTCTGAATATTCCGGTGCCATACTTTTCTCTTCTTCTTTCATGCACATCTATTTTTCGTAGCATTTTGTTTTTGTTCAGAATAAAATTTAATATTAAGTCTATATTTTTTGCATACGCTGCATCCTTATAGGAAACCGCTTCTGCACTCACGCTCAAATTTTGTTCTACAAGATTTGCCACCTGTCCTTCAATGTTGGAATGAACAATATTTGTAGACGAAGCAGGGTCATTTTCACTTTCTGCCCTGTTTACATCTCCCTCCCAGTATCTGTCGTATAAAGCAAGCTTGTTTTGCATATCGCCTCTCGCTTTTGATGCTGAAAGATAATAAGATATATATTTTTCCGAAAGCATTTCATTTTCCAAGTTATCAACTCCTCTTTACCGGTTCATAAAGACCATTAGTTTTTTTATAAAGATTATAATCTTCCTCACCCTTTTTGCTTTTTCCAATAAGGTAGCCTGATATAAACATCACCGCGTAAATTATTATTTCCATAATGCCCCTCGCACATTTTTTGTAACCGGATATTTTCCCATACGTTTGTATCTTCCGCTCAGAGCCTCGGTTTTCATTTCGTTGTACTCACTTCTGAGGTTATTGCTCATATCAGTATCCTCAAGGGCAGCTGATATGTCAGCCATTGCACCGTAAAGCAAAAGATACTTGTATTCAGGGTCTATATCTGTTTCCTGATTTAAAAAATCATCTTCACTTTCAAATTCCCCTCTTAATTTAAACGGATTCATTGTGCAGTAATATATCGAAATCTCATCATCGGTTTTAAGGGGTGGCTCTACCGTGATAAATCCTTGCGGCATGAATGTATAAAATCCGTCTCCTTCTTCTTTTATTCTTTTCGGAAAATATTCGCATCCGTTTACACTTACACAAAGAACATTTTCTCCTCCTATACCCGTTGGCAGCGGATAAATCCTTCCACCGTTTCCGCCAAACGTAAAAATATCTGCTTTACCTCCGAACCTCCTTATTTCTATAATTGTTTTGTTTAAAAACATTACTTTTTCTTCATTTTTATAAGGATTCGGTAAAAATAAATCAAGTTCCTCAATTATATTTTTCAGTGTCATATTTATGCCTCAACCTTCAATATGTTTTTTATTCTTACAATAACCTTCCACTTAACGCTCTTGCCGGCTATTCCGGTAACGCGCGGGGCTATTTCAGTTACATTTTTTGTGGCAATCGCAAATGAACAACCATTTTCTCCGGCATTATCCACTTCTGCCGGACATATTTTTTTTATTTCTGCAGATTTATTAATCCATGACATACTGTTTATTTTAACAAGCAAAGAATTCATTTTGAACAATGCCACATTTGCCTTTCCCGTAATTGCACCATTTTCATTAACTGCTGCCAATACACTGATCTCTACATCACCGCAAGTTCCATCCGGACAGGTTAGAAAACCATTTTCGCTGACAAATTCTGATTTTGTACTGCTTGTAAGATCCAGCGCTGTTTCATCCGTAGTTACACCTTCAAACAAAAGCACTTCACCCGCATTTTCTATTGCACTCATCGGATGCTGCGCACTTGCATCGCGGTTTAAAAGTTCATTATGATACATTGTTCCACTTCCACCGTCAATAATAAGCTCTTCAATTTTTTCGTTTATGGTTTTTTCACTTGAATACATAACGTCCCAGCCGAAATGTTTATCGCTTTGTCCGCTTACGTGATTTTCATACTGTGTTTTTGTTGCCTGTTCTTCGTTTATAACGTTTGACAAACCAACCTGCTCTTTCGTCACAGAATGAGGGTTTTTACAGTTTTCTCTATGTAAATCAAATTCTGCTTTCGATGCCTGTTTGATGTTGTCAATTTCTGAAAGACCAACCTGTTCTTTTGTCACGCAGTGCGGGTTTTCTGCATTATTTTTATGTAATTCAAATTCCTCTTTATTAGCCTGTCTTACATTGTCAACCTCTGAAAGACCTATCTGCTCTTTTGTTACGCTGTGTGGATTACCCAAATTTTTGTTGTGCTGATCAAACTCGTCTTTTGATGCCTGTCTTACATTATCCACATTTGAAAGTCCAACCTGCGCTTTTGTAACACTATGCGGATTTTCTGTGTTTTTAATATGTTCTGAAACTTCCGGTGAAAATTCCAGAAAAGTGTCTATGCCTTTTTTCAAATGTTCAGAAACTGATATCATATTTTTCTCCTTTCTAAATAACCGATATGTTTACTGTAATATTTTCGTTTTTTTCTTCTTCTTCAGTTTTTTCACTCCATCCAAAATTTGTTTTAAGATAAAACATAATTGCCGTATGACCCTTATCTTTAGTAAATAAAAGACTTTCAGCATACTCTTCAATTTTTGTATCCGCAAAATTAATTATTTCGGAAAACTTCTCATTTTCTGTATCATACTCCCTGTTTTTAATTCCCATCAGTTCTTCTTTTGTTATTCCAAGAAATACTGCCAAAGCAGTTCTTGTGACAGGTTTTTCTTCGGATGAAAAGATTTTAAAAAAACGTTTTACTTCAGTATTTAATTCCTTCGTGCTCTTCCATTTTATATTTGCCATCGAACTCCTTTCTCTTTCCCTTCCCAAAAACATACTACCACATCACCGCCATGACATTTAATGACATCTTTTTTATTTTTTTTGGAACTTTTTTAGAAAACATACGTCAAAAGAAACAGATACAGATCAAGAAAGGATGTTAAACAATGATATTTACGAAAAAAACTATTACTTTAATGCTTGCAGCACTTCTTTTAATTTCCGGTTGCTCCAAAAATGTTGAAAATGATGCTGATAAAAAAACAGAGCTTTCCCAGGCAGTTTCTTCTGATGAAAAAAAACCTGAAGAGAAGGTTGAATCAGCTGAAGAAAAAGAACAAACTCCCGAGGAAACAGTAAATCCTGAAAATTCTGAAATTCCTGAATCTCCGACTCCCGAAGAACAGGAAAACACAGAAGAACAAACTCAAATTCCTGAAGACGGATCACCTTCACCGGAAGAAAACAACACCAATAAAGTACCTTCTTCTGAAAATGTAACGAAACCGTCACATACCGAAAAACCACAGGCGCAGAAACCTGTCCAAAGTACACCTAAGCCTCAACAGCAGAAGCCCGTACAGACTACACCGAAGCCCGAAAAACCGGCTCCGAATACCCCTGTACCAAACACTCCTGCTCCTGCTCCACAAAAACAGACACCGGAAGATGTTATGAAAAAAATTCTCACAGGTGTTGATACTCCAAATTACGAACTCACTCCAATTGACGCTTCAAACTTTGATTACTATATGTTTACAGATTATATAGATGGTGCCAAAGGAGTTTCCGCTGATGCACTGATAAGCTCAACAGCACATTCCGTATGCCTTGTTCAGCTTCCTGAAGGAACTAATGCATCGCAAGTAGCATCACAGGTTAAACAAAATGCAGATCCTGCAAAATGGATATGTGTTGAGGCAGAGTCAGTAGAGGTTGCCACAAAAGACGATATGGTTCTTCTTGTAATGAGCGACAGTAACACAACTTCTCAGATTATAAATAATTTTAACAACAACTAAAAAAGGGAGTGTAAAAAACCAAGTTTTTTACACTCCTGATTTAAAGCGAAAGGATAACAAAATGCTTTTTTCAAGTGTATCATTTATATATCTTTTTTTACCGGTGGTGTTTTTAATCTATTTTGCCGCACCGGGGAAATTTAAAAATGTTGTTTTACTTTTGTCAAGCCTTGCTTTTTACTTTCTCGGTGAACCCATATATATACTTTTGCTGATTTTTTCATCCCTTTCAGATTATTTTCATTCGCTGCTTATTGAAAAATACCATGGGGAAAAAAAGGCAAAATACTTGCTCGTATCTTCTGTAATTATAAATCTTGCAATGCTTGCATTCTTTAAATACACTGATTTTTTTATAGAACTTGTTAACTCACTGGCAGGGACTGATATTCCTCTTATGAATATCCCCCTTCCAATCGGTATTAGCTTTTTCACATTTCAGACTATGAGCTACACCGTGGATGTATACAGACAAAGAACAAAAGCAGAGCGAAATCTTCTTAATATGGGCACATATATATGTCTCTTTCCGCAGCTTGTGGCAGGGCCTATAGTAAGATATACCGATATTTCAAATGAGCTTCAGAAAAGGGAACACACAATAAATAACATTTCTCTTGGTATCCGCCGTTTTTGCATTGGACTTGGTAAAAAAGTTCTTATTGCCAATATTCTCGGTGAAGGATGCGCTCACTTTTTAAACCTTCCCTCTCCTCCGGCAATTATGTACTGGGTTTATATAGCCGCCTATTCGCTCCAGATTTATTATGATTTTTCAGGATATAGCGATATGGCAATTGGAATAGGTAAAATTTTTGGTTTTAATTTCCCCGAAAACTTCAATTACCCGTTTATTTCAAAATCTTTGTCTGAATTCTGGCGCCGATGGCATATGACACTTGGCGGATGGTTTCGCGATTATGTGTACTTTCCCCTTGGCGGCAACAGAGTAAGTAAAATAAAGCTTATACGAAATCTGTTTATTGTATGGCTTTTAACAGGACTATGGCACGGTGCAGCGATAAATTTTGTGTTATGGGGACTCTTTTTTGCAGTGATGCTTATTCTCGAAAAAATGGTTTACGGAAAACATCTGGAAAAAGCACCGGGAATTATAAGACACATTTACACGCTGGTTTTTATTTTGATAAGTTTTGCAATTTTTTCGGGTGATAACCTTACTATTTTCACCAAAACCCTTAAAGGAATGTTTTTCATTGATACACCTTTATCATTTTCGTCCGACAGTATTTACCTTATGAAAAGCTACGCTTTAATTTTTATCGTTGCGGCAATTGGAGCAACTCCGATTATAAAAAACGGCTTTCTGAAAATCTGCAATAATAAAAAAACAGAAAAAATTATTTCCGCTTTTGAACCTGTGTTTATTGCACTTTTGCTGATTTTATCAACAGCAAGCCTTGTACAAAATTCATTTAATCCGTTTTTATACTTCAGATTTTAA